AAACCAAATCAAGACCCTTCTAAATATAGAAGTTAAACTTGAAGAACAAAAACTTGAGAACGGTACTCGTGTAGAAGCAGAATCGTTTGAAAAAGGTAAAGAGATATTCATTCTTACAGATGACGAAAAAGTTGCTATGCCAGTCGGTGAATACTTACTTGAAGATGGTAGGCTAATTGTTGTTAAAGAAGAAGGAATGATCGATGACGTTAGAGAAGTATCTGACGAAGTTCCACAAAAAGAAGAAGAATCTAAAGACGAAACTGAAGATTTAGAAAAAGAAGAAGAACTTGTAGATGACGGAGAAGAAGCTGCAGTAGATGACTGGGCAGGAATGGAAAAAAGAATTAAAAATCTTGAAGATGCTATTGCTGACCTTAAATCTAAAGTAGGAGAAAAAAATATGGAAGAAGAAGTTGAAATGGAAGAAGAAGTTAATAGACAACCTAAATCCAGAACAATTAAAGAAGAATTTAACGAAGAAGTTAATGAGCAATTAAAGGAAGAATTATCTAAACCTGCTGCTGCTCCAATAAAACACAATCCTGAATCAGGAAATGTTAAAAAAGAAAATTTTAGAATTGCGCCTAAAAGACGTTCTTCTACAATGGATCTAATACTTGAACAAATTAATAAATAAAAATAAATAATTATGCCACAACCAACTATTACTACTACTTATGCTGGAGAATTTGCAGGTAAGTATATCGCTGCTGCTCTTTTGAGTGGTAACACATTAAGTCAGGGTGCTATCGAAATTAAACCAAACATTAAGTATAAAGAAGTAATCAAAAAGGTTGCTACTTCTGGTTTAATTGTTGATGAATCTTGTGATTTCACTTCTGCTGGGTCTGTAACACTTACAGAAAGAATTATCCAGCCAGAGCAATTTCAAGTTAATCTTGAATTATGTAAAACACCTTTTGAATCAGACTGGGGTGCTGTATCTATGGGCTATTCTGCTTTTGATAATTTGCCACCTGATTTTGCAAGTTTCTTAATTGCACACGTTGCTAAAGAAGTTGCACAAAAAACAGAGCAAAACGTTTGGAATGGTGCTACTGCTAACGTAGGAGAATTTGATGGATTTGTTCCATTAATGACTGCAGATGGAACTGTAAACGATGTTGTAGGAACAACAGTAAATTCAGGTAACGTTATTGCAGAACTTGGTAAGATTGTAGATGCAATTCCTTCAACTCTTTATGGTAAAGATGACTTATACATTTATGTATCTCAAAACATTGCTAAAGCATATGTTAGAGCATTAGGAGGATATTCTGCTATTACTGACGCTAACGGAGGTGGTGTTGCAAATGGTATCGACAACAAAGGAACATTATGGTTTGGAAATGGTGAAAACCTTTCTATCGATGGTGTGAAAATCTTTGTTGCTAATGGATTACCAAACGATACTGCAGTTGCTGCTGAAAAATCTAACCTTTACTTTGGAACTGGACTTTTATCAGACCATAACCTTGTCAAATTAATTGATATGGCTGACATTGACGGATCTAAAAACGTTAGAGTAATTATGAGATTTACTGCAGGAGTTCAGTACGGAATCGGAAGTGATATTGTACTTTATTCTTAATAAATTAAATTAACCAAAAATAAGGGTAGGTGGGTATGAACCTACTTACCCTTTTTTTAATAAAAAAATATAAACTATGGCTTGTACATTAAACACAGGGAGAAAGTTACCTTGTAAAAGTGCCTTCGGTGGCATAAAAACAGTTTGGTTTGGTGATTTTGGAGGCATTACAGGAGTTACAGTAGATTCATCTACAAAACAAGTAACAACTATTGCAGGAACACAACCAGATTGGTACCAATTCGATGTAAAAGGAAATTCTTCACTTGAAACTACTGTAACAAGTTCAAGAGAAAATGGAACTACTTTTTATACTCAAACTTTAAACTTAACATTAACATACCTTGATGCTGCTACTCAAGCTGAATTACAAGAAATTGCAGTTGCAAGACCATATGTTGTTGTTGAAGATTATTATGGAAATCAGTTCTTATGTGGACTTGAAAATGGAATGGAATTTGTTTCAGGAACTGTAGTTACTGGAGCTGCTGCTGGAGATTTATCAGGATTTACTTTAGTAATGGAAGGACAAGAAGAATTAGCTCCTTACTTTTTAGATTCAGGATTAATTGTTGGTGATGCTACTCAAATCACACCAAACTAATATTTATTGATATTAAAAATTAAGCATCCTTCGGGGTGCTTTTTTTTTGCATTAACATTTTAACAAAATAAGTTATTTCTTACGTTATATATACAAATGATTGTATTAAAGACTACTACTGCTGCTCAAAACTTTGAAGTAATCCCAAGAGTATATGGAGATGAATTTACTTTATCAATTAGAGATGACAGTACAAACGTTATAAAAACATATCAAGTAACAGGGGCTTCAACTTCTGGGAACTATTTGACTTTTTCACAAGCATTTAGTCCTGTACTTGTGGAAGGTCATTTTTACGATTTAGAATTATATACAGACCCAAACTTTTGGAATACAAACTATTTTCTTTGGGAGGTTTATAATGAATTTTGGAATATAGACACTACAAATATTGTAGATATATTTAAAGACAGAATTTTCTGTACAGATCAAGAAATAGATCAAAGTGATAACTTATATTATGACATAAATCAAGGTCAATACATTACAGATAATTCTTATAATAATGATTACATTGTAATATGAAAAAAAGAAAAAGAAATAGTTTAGGTCAATTTGTAAAAGATTCTAAATCAGAAATTAGTTTTGTTAATTTAAGCACCTATACAAGTCCTGAAGTAACAGAAGTTCCAAATCAAGAATGGATAGGTTATGGAGAAGATAATAATTATTTTCAATTCTTAATTGACAGATACAATGGAAGTCCTACAAACAATGCTTGTATAAATGGTATAAGCCAACAAATTTATGGTAAAGGATTAGGAGCTACTGATTCAAATAAAAAACCAGAACAGTATGCTCAAATGATTACATTATTTAAAAAAGATATTGTAAGAAAACTTTGTTATGACCTTAAACTTATGGGTCAATGTGCTATACAAGTCATTTATTCTAAAGACAGAACTAAAATTGCACAAATAGAACATATGCCTATCGAAACATTACGAGCAGAAAAATGTAATGAAGAAGGAGAAGTAGCTGCGTATTATTATTTTAAAGATTGGGCTAAATTAAAGCCTTCTGACAAGCCATTAAGAATACCAGCTTTTGGAATGTCTAATGAAAACATAGAAATCTACTATATCAAGCCATATAAGTCTGGTTTTTATTATTATGCACCTGTAGATTATCAAGGTGGCATACAATACGCAGAATTAGAAGAAGAAATCTCTAATTATCACTTAAACAATATAATGAATGGATTAAGTCCTTCTATGTTAATTAATTTTAACAATGGAACGCCTAATCCACAAGAAAGAGAACTTATTGAAGCAAGAATTGCACAAAAATTTAGTGGAACAAGTAATGCAGGTAAATTTATATTATCATTTAACGACAATAAAGAAGCACAAGCAGAAATAACACCAGTTCAATTAAGTGATGCTCACAATCAATATCAATTTTTATCAGACGAATCACAAAGTAAAGTATTAGTAGCTCATAGGGTTGTTAGTCCAATGTTACTTGGTATAAAAGACAATACAGGTCTTGGGAACAATGCAGATGAAATTAAAACAGCATCCTTGCTTATGGATAATACTGTTATTAGACCATTTCAGGAACTTTTAATAGATTCCTTTGATAATATACTTGCTTATAATAATATTGCTTTAAACCTATACTTTATCACGTTACAGCCATTAGAATTTACTGATGTTGATCGTAGTGTACAAACAGATGAAGAAATTGAAGAAGAAACTGGAATTAAAATGTCTATTAATTTAAAAGAAATAGACGGATTAAAGGTTTATGAAACTAAAGAAGAAGCAGAAGCAGCAGCCAAAGAAATGGGTTGTGAAGGACATCACGAACACAAAGAAGGAGATAAAGTATGGTATATGCCTTGTGAATCTCACGATGAAATTGACTTAAAAAAACCTTGCCAAGCTGGATATGAGCAATATGGAATGAAAGTTAAAAACGGAAGATTAGTTCCTAATTGTATTCCTATTAAAATGTCAAGTGAACTTGGAGAAGTTATTTTAGAAAATTTAAAAGGTGAAGTAATTGGTGATGAATGGGAACTTGTAGATGAATTAGAAGAAGGTTCTGAAATTAGTGATGAAGATTGGGCAAATATATGTATTGATGAAAAAAAGAATTTATTTCAACAATTAAAAGATCAAATTACTGCTAAACCAGATGGCTTTAGTTATTTAGATTCAAAAAATTATAAGATTAGATATAAATATGCAGTAGGCTCTAAAAAACCAAGTTCATCAACAAGAGATTTTTGTGAGAATATGATGCGTTTATCAAGAACAGGTATTATTTATAGATTAGAAGATATTGACAAAGCGTCAAGAGAAGGAGTTAATAAACAACTTGGTCATAAAGGCAAAGCATACGACTTGTTTAAATTC